TTACCCATAGCATAACTTGTTCTTGTTAATCCCCCTGTTGCTGCTTTCTCACGCATCTGTTCGACAGCTCTTTTTAATTCATCTATACTAACTGGATCACGATTAAATTTTTCTCTAAATAATTCTAATAATTTTGGCAACATTTCTATTTCTATTTCAGGTGTATCTGTGCCAGCCATTTGTTTCTGTTCCATAACTTTTTTTCTATTCATATCGTCTTGATATTCTTTCATTAAATTTTCCATCATATTTTTTTTATCGAGCATTTCTCGCTCTCTTAAATAATCTTCAAATGTAGGTTCAGCCATTAAACTACCCTTCTCTCTAAATTTTTCATTGTATCATACATCTTTTGTGCTCCCTTTTCAATGCTACCATTACCTGCTCCTCTTACAGCATCTGCTGTAAAAACAAACTCATTTTTTGATAGCATAGCTGGTACGTCGTCTGCTTTTTCTTTAATACCTACTGGCACAAAGCCACCTTCATCTCTGTAGTCTCGTTCCATGACTCCTGCTTGATTTGATCTCATAATACCTGTTGGCATGCCGCCTTTAGCAAGACCCATTTGTTTTCTATTTCTTGCTAATGCATCTTCATAAGATTCATACATACTAGACATTATTCCTGAACTTGGAAGCATTGTAGGAGGTGCCACTACTTGACCAAATTTTATTCTCTCAGACTCTGGTATTCCAGAATCTATTTGTCTTTGTAGTTCTCTATTAAAGTACATTCTTAAAGGATCTAATTGTGCTTTTTCTTCTGGTACGCGAGGCGTATCAAATTGAGGGTCATAATAAGGATCTTGTTTTCTTAAAGAATAATACACATCTTTTGGATCAAAGGTCATAAGATAATCCATATATACTCCAAGAGGCATGCCTAAAGTTGCTGCTTCTGCCCTGTAATCTTCTGGGTTACCATATGCTTCTTCAAATTTTTGTTGCATAAGTCTACCATACGCTTCTGATTGTTTTGTAAGATCTGGTGCAGTGTTTGTTTTAGAAACTGTGGTTGTTGGGGTAGTTGTAGTTTTTTGACTACTTGATGGAAGAGCCGCAAAACCAAGATTAGAATATGTCTGTTGTCCACCATAAGATGGTTCTTTTATACCTGTTCCTGGTCCAATCATTCTTGATATATCTGTTCCACTTGTAATAGGAAAATTTGTAATACTAGATGCTTTACCTGTATCTCTAGCAAGTTGTGCTATACCTTGATCTTTTGCTACGTTTCCTTGTGGAGTCATAAAAACGTTAAAAGCTTTTTTTCTAGCTCTTTCTTGTGCAGGTGCAATAGCTTGATTAAACGCAGCTTGGTTAGCTCTATTACGAGCTATGTTTTCTGCAAGTGTGTTAGACATAGTAATACCACCAGTTTGATATCCTATTCTACCACCATCACGAACATTGTATCTTGCAACAAATGCGTTTCTGCCTGCATCATCTAATGCTGAATATTCTGGATCATTTGCATAATAGTTATCCATATAAATTCTCATTTGTTTTCCAACTGCATCTTTTCTTGCAGCTAGATATTCTTCCATAGTTTCACCAGATTCTTGTTCTCTAAAATCTCCTTGAAAGTAACTTGCTAATGCAGATGCTCCTGATGTAATACCACCTACAAACAATTGTTGTTGAACAAAATCTGGTAAAGATTTTAATCCAGGTATCTTACCAATTGTTGCATCTGTTGCTTGCTGTATTATGCCAACACCTTTTCTAGCATCATCTGCATTTTTTGCGTTTTTTAAATTTTGTGTTTCTTGAGACTTAAATAAACTACCAGTTTTTGTTCTTACATCTCCTGCAAGAGTTTTGGCTCCTTCCATACCCTTTCCAAAATATTTTTCTGTTCCAGGTATTTTTCCTGCAAGTTTACCAAAACTATAAGTAGCAAAACCTTGTTTTAATGCATCACTGATACTACCTCTTTGATCAAATCTACCTATACCTCTCATCAAACCTGCAATACCAGGACTAAATGGTGCAACAAACGGTGCAGCTTTAACTGCAATATTTGCTAATTCATTAGGTATAATTTTTCTAAAACGTTCTTTTAATTTACTACCAAGACCATATTCTTCTCTTGGAACAACATTAGTTATTCCACCTTTATTACGTAACTGTCTTGGCATTTGCATTCTTGTAATCATATATATGTTATTATTGTTTATATTAAAAAGGCAGGGATTTCACCTGAATTTATAGTATTACTTGCTTTTGACAAGTAAATCAAGACTATGTTGTAACTTCTCTAGGCTTAGATTGTAGGGCCGAAAGGACTACATGTAGTCTATTAGCTGTCGCTGCAGTCACTTTTAATATTTCACTTTCTTCTAATACTAAAGGGGCTGATAATAATTCTGTTGTTCCATTAGCAGATATAGACTTTGTCTTAAATAAGCTAAATACGTTATCACTGGTATCTGTAATAGTAACTGTTATAGTATCTGCATTACCAGAATCTTCTGATACTAATATAGATTTTACAATAGCGGTAGTGGCCGTTGGCACTGTGTACAGTGTTGTAGCTGATGTAGTCGTTAAATCTACTTTTTTATTTACAAATGAATTAGCCAAAGAAGTATGCCTCCGCTTCTGCTTCGTCTTTTAAATCTTGTTGATAGGTAGTATTTAATTTTTGTACAATACTATCTATGTCTCTTACAAAAGATTGTTGAGTTTGTTGATTATACTCTGTATCAGGTTGTGTTAATGATTGTACAATTCTTGCCATTATCTTCTTCCATCTGGTTGATAGTCTATTCTAAATGTTCCTAGTTTCCAAAATTGACTTGTACTAGTATTTTCTACTTTTAAAGATATAGATCTAGCACGTGCACGTGTGTCTATTTTTTGTGTACCTGAATTAATTGTAAATGGACCAAGAGATGAACTTGCTTGTGTATCATTTGGAAAATCTCTTAAATTTAATGTTACTCTTGCATCACCTGTTTGTGCTAAAAAATCTGGTATAACTCTTCTTATTTTCATCATGAACTCACCATCACCAGCTAAACCTTGTTGACCAATATCAAAATCTCCAGATTCAATGTTTGCAGTAATTGCAGTTGTTTGACCTCCTTTAACTTGATTTAATCCTGTTTCGTGTTCATAATATGTAGATGCACCGTCTGTATTACCATGAACATAGTTAACATCTGTATCAGCTGTTTCTGCACTTGAATCATATTCTGTTGCATGTGGCTTACCAAATATAGCAGAATCTTCCCATGCTGTTCTTGCTAAAGTTCCTGTGGTCCATACTGGTCGCTCGGTGCTTGAATCTAGATAATTATAAGCTACCATTCTATTTACAACACCTGAACCTGAGTTTGGATAGAACCACATAACCTCACCAAACAAGTTATTTAATCCTGCATTAATATGTTGTTTAGGTGTTGTATTAATATCGTCAAATACAAAATCTTCAACTAAACACGGTAATGATTCTAGTTTACCTGTGTATCTAAAAAAACCATTTTCTGACATCCAGTATGCAGCACCGTCAACTTCAACAGCTGCATTCTGTCCAATTAATCCACAGTTAGTACCAACTTGTTGAAACGAGAATGTAAATGGTGGACCAACAAAACGCATAATAAATAATGCAGTATCAGTCCAAATATAAATTGCATCCCTACCTCTAATGGCTCCCATAATTTTAGATCCATCTGCAAGTCTTTGAGTACCAGCAGTGTTAGTAGCTGAAGGTGTATAAGTATTAATATCTTCTTGAGAAGAAAATCTTATAAACATTTCATCTTGTGTAGACTTTGTACCAATAGTTGTTTCTGTTCCAAAAAATATTAAGTGACGGTCTGGTGTAGATACTAAACTAAATGCAGAAGCTGTTGGTGCTCCTGTTATAATAGTTGCTCTAGTAGAGTTTGCATCAGTTGGGTTTGAATTCCATTCAAAACTTTCACCGCCATTAATAGTTGCAATAAGTTTGTTACCTAAATTATCTAAAGACCATAAACCTGGTGCAGTTACAATATCTCCTGATGCTGCAGCATTCCATGCAAAAAAGTTTGATGCATCTGTTACTGTTGCACCCGATGAGTGTGTTGCTGCTGTTGTACCATTAGCACCTCTAGTTAATCCTGATAATGTACCACCACTATTTCCTGTATAAGTAATTAATTCATTATCAATTAACACAGTTCCAGAAGATGGAAACGAACTCGAACTTGCCATCGTTAATGATGTTACACTTGTATTTATTGATGATGATAGTGTTGATGTAAACTGACCGGCTTGTTGTCCACCCCATGATCCAAGACTCCAACCTGTTGATGCAACCTCAACTGCTGGTCCAACAGAATAGTAATGTTGAACTCTAATACCACCTGATGTTGTTGCACCAGATCCAGATTCATTAGAATCCATTTCTATTGTAAGAGTTGTATCTGTTGGTATTGATGTTACCATGAATTTTTTATCTGTAAAATCACCAGATCCAAAATCAGAATTAGTTATAGATGTAAAAGTATCTAATAATATTATATCAAATTTATTTATGTTGTGTGCTGATGCAAAAGTTAATGTAACAGTTGCTGATCCATTGGTTGTAGAAAAAGCATTTGATAATGATGTTGTAGATTTAATTGGATGTATGTCATAAAAAATACCACCAGAGTATGCATATAAAATTCTGTTTGTTCCTAAAATAGCATACTTAATACCTGATGTATTTACAAAGTGATGAATAGCTGTAGCTCTACCCGTAACAGCAACAGAACCTAATTGAGACCATCCACCTATTTTTTCAGGTGAACCATATCTAAAACGAACGTTATCACCTTTTACCCATTGGCTTTCACCACCGGTAGATGTAACTTGTTTATTAAATCCAGGTGCAAACTTTACCTTTTGTAACATAGTATATACCTATGCTCTACTACGGTTTAGTTGGCCACGTAGCATTTTCACATTTTTCAACAGTATCTTTACCTGCAGGCAAGTCTCTAAGATCTTTACGATATGTTTTCATATCGTCTGATAGAGTATTGTCAGATAAAGCTAGGTAATCAGTTTCAGCAAGAAGTCTATTTCTTTTAGCTCTTAGATCAGCCAAAGCTCTAGCAGGGGCAGCATCTGACCACGCTTTTTCTTCAGCATCTCTAGCGGCTTCTTCAGCTGCTGTAAACTGTACTTTGTTACCGTTTATATTATGATATCTTGGCATAGTTTTCTCCTTTGTGTTTATGTATCATTATTATAGTATTCCGTAAAGGCAAATATCTCCAGCATCTAT